ACATATTCTCAACGTTGACCTTGATCCTGCTTATAATAAGGCAATTGTTGCATCACAAAGCTTCTATAACTATCTAGACACTCTAAAGGACAAGAACGGTCAATACTTGCTACATCAACCAATTGCTGACGGTTCACCAGTAACATTGCTAGGTGTTCCCGTGATTGTAGTTGAAGATACTGCCTTGGGTCTAGCTGGAGAAGCTCACGCTTGGATTGGTGATTTGAAACGTGCCGTTGTTATGGCTGACAGATTGGATATTCAAGTACGTTGGGTAGACAACGATATTTACGGTCAATATCTACAAGCAGTTACACGTTTCTGTGCTGTAAAAGCTGATGAAAACGCTGGTTACTTCTTAACACAAGGTGAAGCCCCAAAAGCGTAACGGGCGTGACATTGGATAATTCAAAACTAGTTTTAAAAGTAGGTGATATAGCCACTTTAAAGCCAAGCATTGAGCCATCTGATGCGGATAATTTGAATTATTCATTTAGTACGTCCGATTCTAAGGTTGCTACAGTGACACCAAAAGCTGGTAAGGTAACTGCTGTTTCTGCTGGTACAACAACTATAACAGTAACAACAGAAGACGGTAGTAAGACGGCAACTTGTGAAGTTACAGTAACAGCCACCGAATAGGAGGTTAGTTAATGGAAGAAAATACCAAACTTTTAACCGACCAGCAATTTAAAACACTAAAACTTTATTGCAAGATTGACCAGGACTTTGACGATGATGTTTTAAATGAACTTATCGAGTCCGCTGCTAGTGAAATTTCTCATGCCATTTCAAGCACAAAACAACCCAGTGATTTTATTTCTGATCATAGATTCTTTGTGGCTCTCATGAAATATGTTGAAGAGGATTACTACTATCGTGGTACTGGCTCAGAAGTCATGAGATTCCCATTACAAAACACAACAATCAACAATGTTATCAGTCAATTGCGTGCTGAGGAGGTCGATAGTAATGAGACTGACTCACATGACTGAGCGGATTGAATTTTTTGGAAGTAAAGAAGTTCAAAATAAATACGGCGTGATGGTTCCAGGTACAGATACACCACTATTTAGCTGCTGGGCAGAAGTTCTTAACACGCCTATACGTGAGTTTAAAGACGCCACGACTAAAGTCGGTAATCGTAAGGAATCACCAAACTTCGCTATTAAGTTTGAGCCTCAAAGATTGATTGATTCATCCTGGAAAGTAAAGTGGCGTGGAAACATTTATCAAATAACCGGAATTGATGAGGATTTTGATAAACGGGATTTAACTAAATTGGAATGCAAGGCGGTGGATGGAAAATGACAGTAACTGGAGCTGAAGAACTTTTAAGTAACATTAAAATGCTTGAAGCAGGTTATGACCGCAAGGCTAGAAAAGCAGTACGGGAAGGTGGTAAGTATTTCGGTGAAACATTGGCACAGAATACGCCTGTTAGCACCGAAGACCACTCTGGAAAAGGTCCATTACGTGATCATATGAAAGTTGGAAGTGTTTCAGTAAAAACTGGTGAATATGAAGTACCGGTTGGATATGACCGGACTAAAGGACCGATTGCTCACTTTCCAAATTCTGGAACATCAAAGCAGGATCCACAGCATTTTATTGAAAAAACTCAAGACGGTACAAGAGACACCGTGCTTCAAATATTTGTTGACAACTTAAAGGCCGGTGACTGATATGAACGAGTATGACGTTTTTGAGTTCTTAAATTCTGATGAGATCAATAATTATATGAATGAAATTCGTGGGAATGAAATCGATATGCCTCAAATATATACAGGCACACCAGACCAGGGCTTTATCCAAAATAAAAACGCCCCTTGGATTCGAATTACTGCAATTCCAGGTGACGAGGTAACTTATGCCGATGATAAACGTTTGATTGAATATCCACGAGTTCAAATAGATTTTTGGATATTGAATTATAAGGTTGAAGAATTATTAAAGTTAGAACAAATGATTTACAATAACATGTTTGCTCACGGATTCGAACGATATTACAAAAATCACAATCGTGATGTTGACATGACGGACCTACAAATGGTCCAAGGAAACTTTGAATATCAAGGCTTTAGTCCAAACGAGGACTAAGGCTTTTTTTAATACAAAAAAACAAGGAGATTTATTAAATGGGAAAAGTAAAATTTGGTGCTTCACATTTTAGTTACGGAGTGGTTGAAGATGACTTAGTTCCGGAAGGTTCCAAGCCAATTTCTGGTTTAACCGAAGTGAAGATGGACCTTAAGAATGAAATGAAAACAATTGCTGCCGATGATGGTCCATACGTCACAGTTTCAGGCGGTATTTCAGAAGCTACATTGGATGTTAAGCTATTAGACCTCAATTCTGATGTACGTAAGGATTGGTTCAATATTAATGTTAAAAAAGGCGTTGAAATGTACAACAGGAACTTAAACCCTTCTGATATTGCCGTTATGTTCAAGACCAAGATGGACGATGGTAAAGGCGTATGGGTCGGTATGTTGAAAGGCAAATTCTCATTGCCTGGTGTAGATACTAAAACGCAAGATGGAACGCCTGATCCTAACGCAGACGAATCAACTGGTACATTTGCACCTCGTGGAGTATCAGACGATGACGATGACGATGACGATGACGGCATGATGGTTGTAATCGGCCGAGAAGACAATAAAGATTTCGACTTAGCAACTTTCAAGACTTATGTGTTCGCTAAGACTGCTGACGATTTGAAAGTTCTTGATGATGCAGTACCATCAACAGATACATCAGCTGGCAAATAATATTTAAGAGCATACTCCCTCTCTGGAGCGGTGGCGGACGGAATTAAATTTATAGGAGAAATATATATATGGCTTATGAAGTTAAATTATTAATTGATGGCAAAAAGGAATCATTTAAACGTACTGATCCACCATTTTTGAAAGAAATTACTAGAGCTTTAATTCTGCAACAACATCAAGTTAAAATGTATAGCAAAGATGCTGGTCCAGCCGACAAAGACTTGGATAATAATTCTAAGGAAATTGCTAAGTTTGCATCCGAATTCTTTAGAAATCAATTCACTCAAGAAGATTTCTTAAATGGTGCTGATGGCGAGAATGTAACTATTATTTCGAGTATTATTGATGAATGTTTAGGATCTGAAAACCCTGACGATATTGAAACTGATAAAAAAGAAGTAAAAAAATAACAGAGCAGACATTAAAGGATTCGCTTAACAAGATTGATGATTTCTATAAGTCAATGATGAGACAAGATTATAAATTAAATGACCTTGACCATATGACTATGGATGATGTGAAACGGATTAACCATATATTTGAAGAGAAGGAAACAACCATTGATAAGGCGTTTCCTTTTTTGTTTGCCTAAATTTAATCAGAGAGGGGATAAGATATGGCTGGATCATTAGGACATTTAGCTGCTACTGTTACTTTGGATATTGACCCTTTTCAAAATAGATCTAAGGCTTTAATGTCTACAATTAGAAATACTAACGCGGCACTAAAACTTCAAGATAATTACGTAAAGGCCTACGGCAATAGTTTGAATTCAATGAAAACTCATTATTCGACTATGCAAGGTCAAATGAATAATTACAGTCAAAAACTTGGAGAGTTAGAAGAACGTTATAAAAAAGCTACATCAGACATAAATAACGCCGGAAAAGCAACACAAGGTATGATACAGAAACAGCAAAATGCCGCTTCTGCTTTAAATAAAACTAAGAATTCAATTAATGTTTTAGATGCCGAGATGGGGCGTCTGAAACGTCAAATTGCACAACAAGAAACCGGTTGGTATAAAGCAGCTAGTGGAATGAAGAAATTCAGTTCCGCTGCTACTTCTGCCGGTCAAAAGATGAGTAGCATGGGTTCTACCATGACTACTCGTGTTACGGCTCCTATTGTGGCAGGCTTTGGTTATGCTGCTAAGTCAGCAATTGATTTTAATTCACAGATCAGGAATATTGGTCCACTGTTGCAAGCAAATGGTGAATCTGCCGGAACTGTTAGACGTGAAATGACACAGATGGCTGATGCATCTAAAAAATGGTCAGTCCAATATGGTATTTCTACCAAGTCAATTAATTCTGGACTAGAGGAATTAGTAAAGCGTGGATATTCCGCTAAACAGGCACTTGGAGCTATGCCAAGTATTTTGAATGCAGCTAAGGCTTCTGGCGATGATTTCAATTCTGTTATGACCGTTTCAACGTCAACACTAGAACAATTTGG